ATTGTAGCTGGAGAAATTTATCAGATATATGAGTATATTTCTTATTTATTTAGTCAGAATTTTATACAGTACATGGATAGGGAAGTGTTGGAAAACTGGGGGGCTACGCTTGGATATGCTGAGACAAACATAAAAGCGGCAACTTGTATATTACAGTTTAGTGTTAATGATGTGCTTGATTTTGATGTTGAAATACCTGCAGGGACAAGGGCCACTGCCGGTGATGATGTTTATTTTGCTACTGATGAAAGCTGCATATTACAAGCGGGAGAGTCCTTTGTAGAAGTGTCTGCGACTTGCACAGAAGAAGGAACGGTCGGAAATGATTATGTGACAGGTCAGATAAATGTACTTGCAGATTTGGTCTTAAATATATCTGGTGTTGTAAATTGTACGAAATCATCGGGCGGTCAGGATGAATATGACGATGAAACGCTGCGTGAAAATATTTTTATGTTTCCATCTACTTATTCAACTGCGGGTCCTAATGCTGCATATGAGTTTTTTGTAAAGGCTTATAGTACAGATATAGTTTCTGTTAATGTGGTTCAAAATAATGAAACAGCAGAGGTTGATATTTATATTATGCTTGCCGATGGAAAAATACCGGATGAGAAATATTGTAAAGCCGTTGCTGATTATATTGCAGGACTTGAGAATACCCCGGCGGATGACAAGATATATGTTAAAGCTCCTGAAGTTATAAGATATAAAATTTTAGGAAAATATTATATATCTGAATCAAATAGGGAAAATGAAACAATCATTAAAGAGTCTGTTATAGAAGCAGCACAGTATTTTGTATCAGAATGTCATGAAAATATAGGAGTAGACATTGTCCCGGATAAACTCATTGAGGTAGCAAGAGTCGCAGGAGCAAAAAGGCTTGAAATAACAAGTCCGGTGTTTACGCAGGTAACGGAAACACAGATTGCCATATGCGATAGTGTAGAGCTTGTTTATGGCGGATTGGAGGATGATTAAAACATGGGAAAACTTGGTGAAACAGGGACTACATTTTTGTCAATGCCTCCTGCTTTTCAAAATATTGAAGATAAGTGTTTCGGTTACGCAGTAGACAGGCAGTTGGCGAAAGTTATGGAAAAAGCAAAAAGCGTAGCAGTCTGGGCGGACATGGATAGCGTGGATGCAAAATATTACGGATATATGGCGGCAATGCTTCGTTCACCATATTTTTTAAGCAGCTTGTCGGAATCCGACAAACTCAAAACAATAAAAACAACATTAAAGTCACATTCATATGCAGGAACGGTAAAGGGAATAAAAGAATTATTGCAAACGGTCTTTCCGGGGGCAGAGTTTGTACCGTGGTATGAATATGAGGAAACAGGAAAACCGTTTCATTTTAAGATAGTAACAGATACATCACCGACGGAGGAGCTTGTGAAAAGATTTGCAGATATTCTTAAGTATGTAAAGCCACAGCGTTCGATAATAGATGGAATGGAAACAAGAACACATATATTTGATTTACAAAGCTTTATATCTACAGGTGAGTGGCATAGTGAGAGATTGGAGGAAATATAGTGACAAATTTTACAAAAACAAGACTGACCGATAAGGGACTTGCACTGCTTGCAAAAACAGGAGTTTCAGTAACAGTCACGAAAGTAAAAACCGGAAATGGTGAATATCAGACAGATGCAGATATAGGTGCTATGACTGAATTAAAATCTGAAAAGCAGGAATTTCAGATAACCAGCACACAGAAGAAAACAGACACAACATATGCAATCAAATTTGTTATGTCTAATAAAGAATTAGCAGAAGATTATCTTTTCACGGAAATTGGTATATATGCGTCAGATCCTGACGAGGGAGAGATATTATATGCTGTTTGTTATGCAGAAAATAAAGACGCAGATATGATAAGAAAATATAGTGGACTGTATGAGTTCAAAGCAATTATTGTATTAAATATTCAGGTGAACGCTGGTGGAGTGGTTAAGGTTGTAGAACAAGGACTGTATGCACTTGCGGAAGATTTGGAGGAGTTAAGAGAGGAGGTGGGTGACAAGGTAGATAAAGAGGAAGGAAAGGGACTGTCACATAACGATTTTACAGATGCGGATAAAAAGAAGCTGGATGGGATAGAAGCTGGAGCGAATAAAACAGTGATAGACAGTGAACTGTCGGAAACGAGTGAAAATCCTGTGAAAAATAGTGTTATAAAAAAACATATAGATGATATAGAAAAGACATTTAAAGAGGAATATCTAACTAAAAAGGATGTATTAACTTCGGTGAATATAGAAAGTTTAAAAGAGTATGTTGGAAAAGTAAACATAGCAGATATATTTTAGAATTTAGCAGAGAACAATATGACGATTCAGATCCATTGCGTAATGTCTTAAAAGCCGGGACTATTTTTTATGTAAATGAAAGTGTAAGTATAGATGTGACTACAGGGAATATAACTTCTCAATTCGTATTCCCGGTGGGATATTATGAAGTACGCAAAGATATATATGTTGTATATGATAGTGATGGAAACTTTGTGAGTTCAAATGACTATGGAAATAGTAAAAGTCAGATTCGTGATGATGGTTATTTGTATTTAACACTTTGTGATATTGACGGTGAGACAAACAAAGCTGAATATATGAATATTATACCAGATACAGCTTACATATCAAACTTAGTATCTGAATTAGATAGTAGGATATCAGCTTTAGAAGCGAAGTAATAAAGTTGAAAAATTAGTAGTGTACGATTTATTACAATTATTTTTATGAAGCTTAGGCTTCTTTTTTTATGCCTAAAATTCAGGAAAGGAGACACAAATGGCAGCATACGCAATAGAAATAATAATAGCAGTTATTTCAATGTTTGGAACAGCAAGCGGAGCATATTTTGCAAATAAGAGGTCAACGGTTCTTGTAGCATATCGCTTGGAGCAGTTGGAGAAAAAGCAGGATGTACATAACCAGGTAATCGACCGGGTTTATGAGCTTGAAAAATCAGTAGCTTTAAATTCGGAAGATATAAAAGTAGCAAATCACAGAATAGAAGATTTAGAAAAGAAATAAGGAGGTTTTTATTTATGTTTAAAAATTGTGTGTTGAAGGTAAGTGTTGATACTCAGAAATGGGTGAAATCTGCGACAGTCAGAGCGATTAAAACAATGGCTCAGACTGCAGTTTCTGTAATCGCAGTTGGAAGTACAGTGGCAAATGTTGATTGGAAACTGGCAGCATCTTCGGCGGTAGTAGCCGGAGTTGTAAGTATTCTGACATCAGTTGCAGGACTTCCAGAAGTAAAATGCGAAGAATAGCATAAATAAGAGTGTAAAGTACACGGAAAGCGAGGATAAAGATTATGAGTAAGATAAAAGCAGTAACAGTGCACGCAGGTCATAATCCACAGGGAAAGATAGCTTGTGGAGCATCTGACTATATTGACGAGAGCAGAGAGGATAGAATTATTACCAAAAAGGTAATAAGACTTTTGAAAAAGAATCGTATCAAGGCATATAATTGTACCGTGAATAACGGAAAAAGCCAGACGGATGTGCTCAGGAAAATTTGTGCCAAGTGCAATTCAAAGACGAGAGATATTGATATCTCAATTCATTTCAACTCAGCAGCTCATCAGAAAGTACAGGATGGAAAAACAACCGGAACAGAGGTATGGGTGAGAGATACCTTAGGCATCAAAGGAGATTTGGGAAAGAGAATATGCAACCAGCTTTCAAAAGTAGGTTTTAGAAACAGAGGTGTGAAAACAACATCGGGATTGTGGGTTTTAAATAAGACTGCAAAACCTGCCTTGCTCATTGAGGTGTGTTTTGTATCGGATCCGGACGATGCTAAACTTTGCCGTAGCAAAAGCTATAGTGCAGGCGATTCTTAA